CGAGCTGTCCGCCTGCAAGGTTTACGAGGCAAATATCGATCCGGTCCTGCGCTTCATGCACGTCTCGGGATGCGCCTCGACCGGCTGGATCGACCCGGGTCTTTGTGAGCCCGACCTCGAGACGTCATGCGACGTGAACTTTTGGTCGCCGAACTGGAAGCTCGTCAAGCCGCTCGCGCGCGACGATCTCGCACCTCTCCGGATCATGTCGTTCGACATTGAGTGTTACTCGAGCACGGGAGCGTTCCCGGATCCACGTAATCCTCATGACGTCGTATTCCAGATCGGCATGACGACCAAAGCGTTCGGGCAGGAGGGCTGGATCGACCGCAAGTGTCTGTGCCTCAAAGAGACGGCCGGGCCTGACGTCGAGAGTTTCAAGACCGAGAAGGCGCTTCTCGAGGCATTTCAGCAGTACCTAATTCGCATCGATCCGGACATTATTACAGGCTGGAACATCTTCGGGTTCGATCTGGAGTTTCTGCACTTTCGCGCGGCGCTGACCGGCGCGAGCACCATCTGGGGCCGCGTCAAGGACTCACCGATCGAAAAGGTCACCGTCAAAAATCTGAGTTCGAGTGCCCTCGGCAACAACGAGCTCAAGATGACGCCAATGAAAGGCCGGTACGTCTTCGATCTCTTTCAGGACGTCAAACGCGAGCACAAGCTCGAGAGCTACTCTTTGAACAACGTCTCGAAGCACTTTCTGAAGGATCAGAAGAACGACATGCCGGTCAAAGAGATCTTCAGCCGGTACAAGGAGGGCAATCCGGTCCGACTCGGTGAGGTTGCCGAGTACTGCATCAAGGATACGGAGCTGCCTCACGCGCTCATGACGAAGCTGTGTCAGATCCAGAACCAAGTCGAGATGGCCAAGGCGTGCTGGGTTCCTTTGGCGTTTCTGAGCGAGCGTGGGCAGCAAATCAAGGTGTTTTCGCAGATGGTCTACAAGGCCCGCCAGCTCAATTTCATCATTCCGACGTTCCGTGGTGGACCACCCGGTACAGGTGGGCTCGACGACGAAGGGTACCAGGGTGCGACCGTCCTCGAGGCCCAGACCGGTGCCTATTATGGACCGATCACTGCGCTCGACTTTGCGTCTCTGTACCCGTCAATCATGTGCGCACACAATCTGTGCTTTTCGACCCTGGTGATGGATCCCAAGTACGACAACTTGCCCGGCGTCGAGTACGAGCAGTACGGGCCTCACAGGTTCGCCCAGGGTGTGATTTCACTGCTGCCCACGATCCTGACAGACCTCAAGGCGTTCCGCAAGAAGGCCAAGAAGCTGATGGCCCAGACAGAAGGGACGCCGATGGAGGCGATCTACAACGGCCAGCAGCTCGCGTATAAGATATCCATGAATAGTATCTATGGGTTTACTGGTGCTTCTAAGGGCATGCTTCCGTGCGTCGCCATCGCATCAACTGTTACAATGCGAGGACGACAAATGATCGAGGAGACGAAAAACTACGTCGAGGCCAATTTTCCAGGAGCGCACGTCCGGTACGGCGACACCGACTCGGTCATGGTCGAGTTTGACGTCCAGGGGCGCAAAGGGCAGGAGGCGATCGACTACTCGTGGGTCCTCGGAGAGCAGGCCGCCGAGCAGTGCACGAAGCTCTTCAAGGCGCCGAACGACCTGGAGCTCGAAAAGGTTTATTGTCCGTACTTTCTGTACTCGAAGAAGCGTTACGCCGCGAAGATGTACGAAAAAGACAAGACGGGTGCGGTCGTCTTCAAGAAGATTGATATCAAGGGCCTGCAGGTGGTCCGGCGCGACAGCTGTCCGTTCGTCCGTGAGACGCTCAAGGGTCTGTTGGGCCAGGTTCTCGAGTCGAGCGATCCTCGGCCGGTCATCGACGCGGCGCGCGAGGCCGCCCGGACACTCATGCAGGGCCAAGTGCCCATGGAAAAGCTCTTGATGAGCAAGCAGCTCGCATCGGCGTACAAAGTGCCGATGGCGCATGTCGCCGTCCGGGATAAGATTCGGGCGCGCGCACCGGGGTCGGAGCCGCAGCAGGGTGACCGCGTCCCTTTCGTGATCGTCAAGGGTCCGGGCAAGATGTACGAAAAGGCCGAGGATCCCACGTGGGTCCTCGAAAAGAACTTGGCCATCGATTACCATTACTATTTCACGAATCAGTTCAAAAAGCCGGTACAGGACCTTCTCGAACCGCTCGTCAGTGCCGATGTGATCTTCGACAAAAAGTTCATGGTCAAGACGGAGAGCTCGACGGAGGTCGAGGCGCGCAAGGCGTTCCTGTCGATGTTCGCCAAGAAGTGCGTACCGCCTTAAAAGGTCGCTTAGTAATAATGACATGGAACAGCAGATCCTGGCCTTGATCCAGGAAGAGGTGCGGCGGCGCGTCCAATTGCAGGTGGGTGCGACGCTCGAGCGAATTTCTGGTCTGTACGACATCCCGATGGAGCGGCTCGTGAAGGACACTGCGAATCTGGACATGACGGGATGTCGCGGAGTGCTCGCGACCGGTGCGCGATGTCTCAAGATACCGGGCGAGAGCGGGTTCTGCAAGTTTCACACACCCGGGCCGATGTGCAAAGGGTGTACGACCACCGGCAAGCCTTGCAGACGCAAAACATTAACCGGTTTCTGCACCAAACACGCCGATCAGGCTCCCGTAGATGAGGAGCCGGAACTCAAAGCACCCTGGGAAACTTAGAGAATTCGGACGCTCTGAAATTAATGAATAAGTCTGAACTTCTCCTCACGAGTCTGATTCGGTTCTTTGAAGTCCCGGAGAATCGTGAGAAGCTGCACTCTATTTTGGGTCGGGCCGCCAAGCCCCAGACGCCATCCCTTCGCAAACTCGAGTGGTTCGTGACGAACTACTCGAAGAACCAACACGTGTCCTATACGGCCCCGAACGGCAAGATCTTCACCGTCCACGTCGCGTACAAGTCGAGCCTGGACGGATACTCGAAGAAGCTCTTCGACCCATTCTGCCGAACGGCCCGCATCGAGTTCCAGGGTCTCGTGACGACCGTCGCCCAGCTCAACTTCATCCGGTGGTGCATCGCGAACGGCATCATCGAATACCTCCAAGAGGAGCTTAGATGTAAGGCAGAGAAGCAAATCCACCCTGAAATTGCAGAAGGGTGTATCCATAGTAAAACATATACAGATTGTATCCATTCGTGATCTGGGACGCATAGCTCGGATTGAACGTCAGAGAGAGCGTCGTTGTTTGTGAATTAAGCTTTGCGAAATTGAGATAACCACCCTGGTTGTACTCTTTCGGTTTCAGACCGAACGAATACGTGTAAATATTTTTTGAAGGAATACTCAGACCATGTTCCATAGGTTGCTTGAACGAATAGTACAGCGACCCCTGGAACGTACTCAGAATATCGATGTTATTTAAAGTAATTTTGGCGGTGTTAATCACGTCGACGAAGCGCGTCGTACCGGAAGGGAACGTCAGATTGATGCCGGACGATATGTAGTTGGTCGTGTAGCCATAGCTGTATCGCGAATCGGCGTACCTCGAGTTTGTAGGGTCCTCGTACGCTTTATTTCGAAAGAACCACGCCATAGTCTGGATTGGGTAGTTAGCCGTGAGCTGCAGGGACGGGTTGTTCTGGGTGAACGTCAGACCGGCCTCCTTCTGGACGCGATTCACGATGTACTTGAGCGGCGTGTTCTGATAGTACAACTTTTCTTCATTGCCTAGGAGAATCTCTTCGGTGATGAGCTTTGGATTGATAAAGTCGACGATGGACGAAGCGTTAGACCACCATGTGGATGGGTGGAACGTGAAGCGCACGTACAGCTTCTGGTTCCACATGGCGCACAGCGGGAAATAAGGCCGACGGAGGCGTTCGCGTGACTTGTTCGCGTGCGAGTGTCGGCGGCAGAAAAAGAACTCGAGCGGGATCACAACGTCGCCGCCTACGGCCGCGTTCGATGCGAGCGCGACCTGCATAGCCTTTTGCTCGTCGGCGTCGAGCAAAATTTGATCACGAATTATGTACCAATCGTCGTAGAGCGTCTCGATCGTCGATTCATTGACGAGCAGATCGACCTGCTTGAGAAAGGCCCGACCGCCCTCGGGTGAGTAAATGTTGCCGGTCGGAAGCGCCGGGAGCGTCACCTTGAGGTACATGTTCGAAAGGAGATGACCCATCTCGGTCGGCTTGAGTTCGACCTGGACCACTTGGTTCTGGTAGTAAGGGTGAGGCGGACCGAGTGGCGTGACGCGCTGGAACATGACGAAGTTGGAGTGTTGCTTGAACACAGGGTTCCATTGCGATTTAGTGACGTCATCCGTCAGGAGATACTCGTCCTGTGGGCCTATGGCCGAGAGCGCCAGGACCGAGCCTTGGCTGAATCCGCGACCCTTGACCTCCGGAAATGTCGGTGGCGGCTCGGGAAAGAGCCCGACGTCATTCAAGTCCCGGAGCGGCGCGGCGTTACCGATTTGGATGTTCGCCGGCGCCTGGATCGACGTGGCGTTCTCGGGGCGGGCCAAAAAGCGACCTGGAGTGTACTCGATCTTGGCATCCGGTTCGTGAATTATAGCCGGAAATCCCTTGACGTTGACCTGCGCTGCATTCTCGGGGATGGTGCCGTCGACCGCCTGGAGGACGGCGGTCGTCACGCGGATGATGTCGAACTGGATTCCCTCTTTATTCAACACGCTTTGAGGAATGTCCTGATTGAACTCGAGCACCTTCTGCGGACCGGAGAGCGTCGGGAGACCCTCGATGATCCAACCAGCCTTCGTCCCTGCAGGTGGTGGCGTCGAAAAATAGAACTTGGGGACTTGCTTCAGGACCTCGTAGTAACCATAAATGG